TCATCATAAGCTTTCCAAATCTCTTCGTTAACATATGATTCGCCTGCTGTAACATCCATAAAATGGCTTTTGGCCTTATTATGAGGTGGTCCAACAGACGTCTTCATATTAATCGCTCCAACTTGGGAACCACTAATTCCAGAAAGAACTTGCTCTTCGCTAAGGGTTGTAAATCCATCGCGATCGAGTAAATCGATTCCATTTATATAGTCAGCTAACGCCAGCCACATATAATAATCAATGGGTTGCTTAAAATTTTGGGCAGAAAACATGTGGGTATAAGGTGAAACCCACTTGTCTCCTTGCATAAATCCAGAAAAATTCGGCAATTTCCAATAGAATGGCATTCCACACCACCCAGTAATCTCATCCGCGAAATCATCGCAAACAAGACTACGAGTTATCTTGGTCTTTGGAGTCGACCCGGATAAAGGAGGAGATAGCGTTCCCAAAGGAAACACCACTGCTCCATGATGAGAAATTGCAACATGCACTTCTGATTTAATAGGATACCTCGACAATTCATAGCGCGGTGACAAGGTCAACACGCTTTGAGGAGTCTCAATACCCTGATAAACAGAGGCCAATCTAGAGGCAACCGTCGACAGCTCAAGAGCCGTAACGATACCTGCCACAAATTTATCAGATGTTCCAAACAATGTAGTACTCGAAAAGAGAGCATAGTGCATAGCAATAACACGCCAAGATTTACCAAAGCGTGATACATACACAGCACCACAGTCTCCATCTTTCGTAGAAACGTTTGTCACCCCAACCAACACTCTCGGCTGAGGAATTTGCGTCGACATACCTGCTGCGGCAAATTGATGAGACGTCACCGTGTACAACTTTTCAGTCGTCCACACTTCAATCTCATCAAACATAGCAACAGACGTGTCTACACAAGGCCACACTATCTTCGAAATCGATCCTCGACCCCCCATATTGGAAACTTTGATTACACAAAGCTCCTCATTGGAGGGTAGAATCTCAAACGAAAAGGGTGACATTTGAACGGGAACCACAACAGAATCACAATTAATGTGAAGCTTGCAGTTCGGATCCACTTTTCCCGACACATCAAACAAAACATGAGTAGGCACCAGAACTAAATTCTGTCCTATAGCATATCCGTGCATCGAGAATCGGGGTCCCGACACAGTCACGTGCGCTTTACCAAGGGAGGCAATTAAGTCTTCTTTAGTATAGGTAGCACCAGCCGAAGCCGGTGGCAACCCAGGCGTAAATTTCTGTTCGGCTCTAAGCCAATTCGTCGGTAAAATTCCAGTTCCGTTCATTTCACGGGCCTGCATAGTTAGCGTTCGCTTGGTAAGCGATGCTAAAACTGCAAGTCCGGCAACTCCAAGAGCTGCCTTCGCAAAGAAATTACGATCGAATGTAGAGGCTAAAGCCCGTTCAACATTCTGTATCGCTAAATCCCAGGTAAAGGTTCGAAACATATCGAACTGATTCACAATGCGATTCTTAAAAGAATCAACAAAGTTCTTCATTCGATTAGAACAAACACCTGGATTAGCAGTACGCTCGTCTTCCTCTTCCTCTTCTTCAAGATGGTGATCAGAAAACAACATACTACGACCTTGTAAGGTCATAACATGACCACAAGATTTAGAAGTAGGTAAGTAACACATAGGACACACAGGTCCTACGGTAGATCTCACCTTCAACAAATCAAGCTCACGTTTGATCTTCTCATCGAAAGCTTTGATAATAAGTACCATAAGCTCAGGAAAAGAAACACTGACTGCTTTAGTTAAGGGATGAGCAGCTCGATTGGACGGATCCAAGCGAGCTGCATCAAAATACTGAACAGTCATGTCATACATATCGTGTGTATCACTCAAACTTGCTTTCGCTGCATCAAGAAGTCCATTTCCTTTCGAAAACGACTCCTTCGCAGAAACAGTTACATACATATCAATGCGACGCCAGAAAGCTTCTGGCGCTGCAATATTAGTAAGAACTTTTCCGTCAACGAAATTAGTCAAATATGAAACATACAATGGATTAGCGAAGGTTTTACCCTTTACTTCCACTGCAGCTTCCTCCACGTTAAACGGGGAGTTATTCACTAATTTGCAAATTGAATCCATGTGCGTCGGCGCACCCGCCATAGGCGGGGCAACCGAATGATCCACATCATCCATCTTCACGGCCCAACATACATGAGTCAAACCAGTCTGGAAATTAACAGCAGGAACCCAAACATAGGTCCCTTGAGGGGTTAGATCAAATCCAAAACGAGTCGCAAGGGCTCGTCGGATCTGACCCTCCAGAACAGTTTTACCTGTTCCGGGTTTGCTGTACATAACCATAAAGAAGGGGCACACGCGTTCATTTGAAGAATACGCTGCCACTTTGGCTTGCTCAAGTGCATTGTTACACACACTCAAAGCACGTCCAAGTTCGTTACTAATTGCTGGGACACGAGAAAAATACTTTTGCAAGCGTTTTCCCGCATCTATATGCAATTCAAGACGATTAACATACTCATCTGGCAAGACCGGGGTAGCCCACCAAGTGGGTATATCACCAGTCTCGCGCAGTTGTCGCAAAGCATCGGCGTCGTTCGGTTTAGAAACGGCACCAACACAAAGCAAAGAAATATGCGTAACGATTCCTCGTGCTAGCTTCATCCACACCTGCGGATCCCAATCGGGACCCCACAGCGGGGCAAAGCTTTTCTGCGTCCAACACGATTTTACTCGTGCGACGCATTCAACAAATGCATCAATAATAGTTTCAGCTAATCTAGAACTCATGGATTTCTCCATTGAGAACCGAAAAGTTTTAACAAAGCTTAACAGGGGTTGGATCACATATGACCCAACATCCTGCGCTGCTTCGTTAATTGCTAATACTAATGCACTGCCTACTACGGCCTGCCAAAATTCTGCAAACCAAGACTGAGCCTCCGGAGGTACCGGAGAATCAGCTCCTTGGCGATGCAAAACATCTGGAATCTTTTCCAACAATTCACGGAAACGCGCCCACATGGCGTCATTTCCTACAATGAATTGCGCAGCCGCAGCTGCTCTCTGAGTCCACGTTTCCGCGGCAAACAGAGCAGCAAAAAGTGCAACAATCTGAGCAGAGACACGTTCATAACGATAATAAATCGTTGATAACGCTCCCTGAATCACATCAGCACTCAAGCGGTTGGCAGTAGTCTCCTGGGGAACAGAAGCCACTTGCCCTTGTCGTCTCCAGTAAGGAATAGGACAGTCACCATTCTCATAGTAACAGCCCTCCCAAGATTCTTCAACCTTCGGACTTTTCTTTACTTTCAACCTAGGGGCACGAGGTTCTTCAACCTTCTGCCGATCTCGGTATTTAAACCAAGCTTTCCTTGTCTTAAACCAAGTGGTAGGGTTCGGATCATAACTTAAATGACCAAAACCTTTTACACTCGACCTTGACAAAACAAGTTCAGGACTCACCTGAACTTCTTTCTTCTTTACAGACATCACGCGCTCTTCGCGTTCTATCTTAAAGGTAATGGGAGCTTCGACACTCTCATAGACTTTACTAGGAGCAAGCCGAGGTGTAATCTCGACTTCTCCTAATCCTAAGTCTAAGGGTGCAACTGCCACAGCAGTCGCAATCTCCTTCCTCAAAGGGAAACGAGCATCCAGCTTTCGCTGAACACCCGCAAAACCCTCGAAAGTATGAGAAATCAAAACCTCATACATTTCGTCGTACAACCAAGTACAATTCTTAAACGTATCTCGAGCCTGTGACAGCTCAAGAACATTCCACAAGAACATAGACCCAACCCGAAAAACGGGTATAGGAAAATAATCTCGTAGTTGAATTTGATTCGGTTTTCGTAAACTAGACGTATACGAATCGACAAAAACATGCGCTTCACTCAGAAGCTGCATAACATTGTCTCGATCAATACGACCAGAACCCCAATAAAGGAGTTCACAAGCCGGATTACCCGAAACAAATTGAGTTCGAAACTTTAATTCCGTACGCAAAACAGTTGCTACTCCGTGAACCCAATCACGAAACAACCGTTTAATGTAGAACTTTGGTTTCTCAATCAAAGGTGCCTTCGTATAAGGAACTCGCCAAGCGGCGGGTTCATACGAAGCGACGGGTTTTAAATTAGAAATCTTATTTCTAACTCCACGTCCGCCGGAACGTGCAAGTCTAGGGATTTCTCCATAGAATTGTTTCATCTCCATACGAGAGATGCCAAAACTTCTAAAGAGAGGCACATGCTTTTCAGCAGGATACTTCTCAACAAAAGCAACGACACGCATCGTATACTCTTCTGGTTCTAACTGTTTGCGAAGACTTTTTAGGTCTTCAGCAACAGCAAAATCAGACGGCATCAAGAACCCATTTCTGGGTTCAACAAACTCAAAGCCGCCATCAGCGGCAGGTGTAGTAGAATTGTTAGCGGTTATCTGAGAACCACTTTTACGATTTAAACTAGACATTTCAAGAAGAAATGTAGGCTTAGATATTTATACTGCTAAGCTAGCAGTGCTTATAAAAGCAAATGGATACCAGACTAACTGGCACGACTCACGCGCTTAATATGAATTTACGATTCATAAAACGATTGGATTTTATCTTAAAAATCAAATACAAAACACAAACGCTCACAATTATACAGCGATAAGACACGCAATCTGTTCGAAAACGATTGTAGACAAATCTTGTTTGCTAATTAAGAACGCAGACAAGCTGTCTGTACAATATAGACCGATTTAACGGTACCCTGTTGTAGGGCGAAAAGGAGGGAGTAAC